CAAAGCAGAGAAGTTAGGATGAACCGCCAAACAACCAGCCGACATAGCTTCAATAAGTGACCTGCACGAAGTTTCCGGCCAGATGCAAGGATATGCAAAGATGTGGGCTTTTTGATATGCGGCACGTACTGTCTCCTGATCTGCCCAACCATGATAGTTAATTTGTGGATGCTCATTCATTTTATCGAAGAGCGGCTTATATGCTTCATCGCGACTCTCCCAACCTGGGCCATAAATGCCGAACGAAGAGTAAACATCTAACTCGATGTTTGGATATTTCTCTGCAAGAGCGCAGAAGACAGGAACCAGAATCTCCAATCCACGATGAGGTGTGGACGTATAAATGAGACGTATTTTGTCCTTTGGCTTGTCAACGAGTGGAATAGGCTCGATGCCTGTTTCGATAACTGTTGAATGATTGCTATATGGAACTCCAAGATAATCACGATACTGTTGATACTGCCAGTTAGAGCTGAAGACCAACTTTTGAAAGCGATCTCGTGAAGCCTTATCTTTAAGGTGTGCAGCTTCTGGATCAAGGGCGAGATCATGTAAATGATAGATCTTAATTCGGTCGGGATCAAGGTCGCGGACGCGAGCAGTGATAATTTGGACACCATCGAGTTCATCACTTGATAGTCGATGGAAGAGATTTCGAGTGGTAAGTTCTGTTCCACCATTCGAGTCCTTATTCAGTTCATTTAATTCAATTAAGTCTTGGTTATTCATCAATCACTCCATGGATCTGAACGGTCTGCGTCATAAAAGAATTGTTTATCATTCATGGCTTTGTCATCAATCCATATATCATAGGAAGGCTTTCCTAGTCGTACGTCATGAAACTTACAGCCCCATTCATTCAGTTGTTTTGTGGTAAGTTCAGTCCAGTCAATACCAGATCCTGATCCTCTGGCTGTCCAATAGACAATGGTATAGCCTTGATCGTATAGTTTATTTATAACTTCAATCCGATGCATAATAGGAGTGGACTGCTCGTATTGATGCTTACCATTTGTATATGGTGTTGTACAGATCGTCTGATCGATATCAACAATAGCTATCATGCTACCCATTCTCTCTCGGAGAACCCGATGATCGAGTCATAACGAAATGACCGCCATCCTTGTGCTTCAAGATCCCACACTGCCAATATATCTGGGTTTGGAGTCTTCTTCTGCACCGCTTCTTCGAGATCTGTTTGAGCTGGAAGTAAATTTGCATTTAATGTGCAAACCATGGTACGCTCTGTACCATCTTTCTTTATAAAGACAACACTTAAAACTGAAGTCTTTAATGTTGTTTTAAGGTATTCATTCCGCCAGGAACTCTCGCTCGGGTCTTGCATACCATTCAATGAGTTTGTCATATCCACCAACTTTTTCTCCATTAATAATAATAAAAGGTACTGTTCTTACGTTTGGAAATATTTCCATAAAGTCTTCACGTGACAAATCTTCACCAATTTTCATCTCAGTGTAGATTTGATTCTTTTGAGACAACTGTTCTTTTGCCTTTACACAAAATGGACAATTGTCTTTTGTATAAATGATAACATTTTTATTCATCATTTGTTACTTTGCTGTAAATACCTGTCGAACGGTTCTTTGGATTTCCCCAGACCGCATTTGCCTTGACTCGCATCAAGCGACACTTTGTGCTTGGACCAGGAACAGTAATCCATGGATTCTGACCTTTTCTCCATGCGACAAGCTTGTTGTAGGCAGTTACACCTTCACTGCGATCTTGACGTACTTCTTTGACACCAGCCACAATATTACGGCGCTGACCTTTTGATACGACAGTCTTGCGTGTTCTCTTTTTACCCATTATAATACCTCATTTTTATTGTTCATATACCATTATATAACACGATTCTCAATTAATGTACATAGCTCGTGTTCTCTATCGATGAATTTATATTCGACTTTATTTGGATCCCACAGCTGAATAGCCTTTAATACTGCTTGAATATCAAGCTTACTGCAAGTATACACATCAAGTTGTGCAAGTGCAGGTTCACATTCGTCCCAAACATGAAGAGCAATATGGCTCGTTTCAATAATTGTCACCGCAGTTAAACCACGATTCCCAACCATATCAGAATACACTGAATATGGTCCCATTAAAATTTTCATTTCAATCGCACTGACAAGGTTACGCATCCATTCTTCAATTTGCGCGGTACATTGTGGTGGATTGTTGAGTTCTGCTCTTACGATAAGATGCTTGTGTTCGAGTACTGTACCCACTTCATAGAGTCTCCGGTTCGTGGTTAATGAGTAATGCCTTGATATGGCTAGCTTGAATCTTACAGCTCACCCAACTATTATAATAGTCGGAACGTAAGATAGCATCGTGGTCAAAAATATACTTTGCTTCAAAGTAATTACACTCGCCACGAGTTTTACACAATTTTAGGATGGTTCTGCGAAAACTATCTTTGCCGTAGCAATCGATGTCTTCTTTCAAGGAAGCAGAAGATCCATAGTATACATCCCAATCGGATTCAACTCGGATCTTCTTGCGCTTGCCTTTTACCGTCTTGTATCCAGCTTTCGTAAGATACTTTCGGCCAATGTATTTTTTACCATTTAGAAGATTCTCGATAAGGTAAACGAATCCATACCAATCGCCATCATTTATAAATTCTTTGTCTTCGTGTAACCAAGTCATAAATCTGTTCCATTATAAGGAAGGTAGATTTATTTATTCGTCATCTTCTTCGTCTTCTAGGTCGTCATCAAGTTCTTCAGAACAAAATGGACAGTATATTGGTGCTGACACTACACTGTCAGTAATAATTTTAAATTCCTCGTCACACGAGGGGCATATAATCCAGTCTTTCATTAGAGGCTAAATCCTTTGAATGTGTTTTCGTCAACATCTTTTTTTACTCCACCAATCACATAGCTAGTAATTTCTGTTTCTTGTGGGGCAACTTGTACATCAGAACCTGAAATCCACTTCTGTGTCCATGGCAAAGGATTCGCACCAGGTTTACCATTCAAGCCGATAGCACCCATACGTTTCGCAGCGATATGATCTACATAGTTACAAAGAAGCTCTTCGTTCAGACCAATCATCGAACCGTTCTGGAAAAGGTAATGTGCCCAACTTTTTTCTTGCTCGACCACTCGATAAAACATGCTGATGCACTCATCTCGTGTTTCTTCTTGTATGCGAGCAAAGTCTGGATCCTCTTTCGGTAGAATTTTGAGGAGCTGTTGTGTCGAGGCAAGATGAACGTTCTCGTCCCGCGCGATGAGCTTGATGATCTTGGCATTACCTTCCATTTTCTTAACTTCCGCAAAAGCCCAACTGCATGCAAACGAGACATAGAACCTTACTCCTTCAAGGGCATTTACTGCGTTGAGGCATAGCCACAGCGCCTTCTTGTGCTGATATGGGTCAACAGCTTGCCTATCACCAACCCAGTAAGGATCGATGGAATTGAGATTGTTCATCTCAATCAGAGCATCGTAGTACTCACTGATATCGGCAGCGCAGTCGGCTATTTCTTGGATGTCGAGCATCTCGTCAAATACCCTTGACGGATCTGAATAAACGTTTCGAATGATATGAGTGTAGGATCGACTATGAATCGTTTCGGAAAATGTCCATGTTTGGATCCAGGTTTCGAGTTCGGGGAGCGAACAAATCGGTAGAAACGCCAGGCTAGGCGCACGTCCTTGAACAGAGTCAAGAAGAATCTGACGCTTGAGATTGCTTGTAAAGATGTGCTTTTCATGGTCGCTTAACCCTTTAAAGTCTTTGCCGTCTCTTGACAGATCTACTTCTTCTGGCCGCCAAAAAAATCCGAGTTGCTTATCTGTCAGCTTCTCGAAGATATTGTAACGTTGCTTATCGTAACGGGCAATATTAACTTGCTTTCCGAAGAAACAAGTCTGTTCTGTAGCATCAAACATTTCGTTTGAAAAAACTGTCATTCAACTCTCCAGGTGCTGGTATTTAATTTAAGGTCCTTAGGCCAATCGCCTTCGGTATATGATTTATCATGGAATCGAAGTTCGTTTGTCGGCATGATAGTCAGTCTGCCATTGTCTAATTGAATAAACATAAATTCCTTCGACTGAGAAGGATCTTGTGAATATCCATCGTGCATTGGAATCACTGTAAAAAGATAACGGCCAAAAAGGCCGCTCTTTCGAATCTCTGCTTGTTGGCTGTGTAGATAGTTATATATCAATACCGAAAACTGATCTCCGTAGCAATCCCACACTTGTGTGTCTTCGAGATGCCAAAGTGTTTCTGGATCTGGAGAGAATGCCAATGCATGCGGCGGAACTCCACGCCAAACTGCTCCACACTCGAGCATCACATGACAACCCCAAGAATGACCAGCTTTGGCATGCAATGCAAACCAGATGCAAGGTTCGTATGTGTTTGGTTTGGCATCTTTACGAATGAACGAAGAATCTACCCAACAATAGATGTGATGAGGTATATTCCCCGATCCTGTGTATAGCATTACCAGTCCTTCGCTTCGAGCCATTCGATTTGGTTCTGTGGAACAACCCGTGTCTGAATTTCACCGGTTGTGGTATCTTCAATCGTAAGAGTTACGCCGGTACTATTTTCACGTGTCGTATACTCATGCACAAACCAAATTTTGCCTGCGTCTGCCCACATGTCACTATCAATTTTAATATATTGCATTATCTTCCTTGCCCACGATATGCCTTAAAGTTTCTCTTCTTGTGCTTATTCATTGAAGATAATTTAGGACGTCTTGTGT